GGGAGTGGTAATGGTGTTTCATTTGTAAGGACTTAATATGATTGACATTCAAGCAGAGCGATTAAAAATTCTTAGTGATGCTAAAGAACACCGCATACGTGAAATTATGCAGCATCAGATAAATATTGATAATTACCGTATTTCAATTGAAGTAATTAAAAAAGATTACACAGAAGATTTGGCAATGTCTGAGTTTGCGGAACGATTGCAAGAACTGCTTGCCTCTAGCATTATTGAGCAAAGAAAAGAAAAAGTATTGCTTGCGGCTATTGCTAGTCAATTACCCGCCGAATAAGCCAATGTGGATCCATTCTCTCTCCTCATGGCAGCCCAAGCTGCCGTTGGATTTATCAAAGCAGGATGCAACATGCTCCACGAAGGACGCATGGAGCTTGAAGGAGCCAAGAAAACTGTCGAAGGAGTCATTGGAGATGTTAAGGCTATCCGAGGCATATTTAACTGGTTCATTGGACTGTTTAAACGAGCAGAGCCAGCAGATACCCCGGCCAAGCCTGTGGCAAAAGCGAAAGCCAAAGCCAGCAAGCAACAACAGTCTTACGAAGAACTTGAACTCAAACTCATCAGCGAGATTGGGGCAAACATTGGGGTGCTATTTGACACACAGCAACAGATTACAAACTGCTACCTTGAACTAGAGGAAACATCAAAGACCAACTACGACCCAACGCAAAACACATCAAAGAAAGCCATAGAGAGGGCTTTGATTGAGTTGCAGATGGAGAAGTTGATGGAGCAGACCCGTGAGGCAATGGTCTATGCCCCACCTGAGTTAAAAGACTTGTACAGCAGATTTTTGAAGATGCATAACAAGATTGAACAAGAGCAAGCGTGGGCTAGGTCTGAGATGATTCGCAGGGCAAGATTAGCAAGGTGGAAACAAGAACAAGAGGAAATTGAGTTAATTGGGCTGATAAGTAGCGGGGTTGCAGTTGTGTTTATATCTATGTTTTTTGGATGGATGATGTGGCAACTACGAAACTTATCTGCTGGGTTTTAATAGGGGTAGCAATATGTATAGTTGTGGGTGTAACAGGCATGGCATACATAGAAACCCTATACATGAAATCCCAACTTAAACAAGAGATGAAAGAGTTGCGGAAACTTAAACGTGAACTAAAGGAAAGCAAATGATGACACTATTCTCAACCCTACTGTCTTTCCTGATGGGCGGGTTACCCAAACTAATGGACTTCTTCCAAGACCGTGCTGACAAGAAACATGAACTAGCCTTGGCGCAGATGCAGACTGAGCGTGAGTTGACCTTAAAGAAGGCTGGTTTAGAAGCACAGGAACGTATTGAGCATATCCAAACGGAACAGATACAGATCAACGCTGAAGTGACTAACACCCAGACGGCCATGCAAGAGCGTCAAGCCCTGTATGCTCACGATATTGCAATTGGCCAAGGAGCCAGCCAGTGGGTAACCAACGCCCGCGCTATGGTGCGTCCTGCCATAACCTACGGCATGTTTATCTTATTTGCCTTCGTAGAGATCTTTGGGTTCTGGTTTGCCTATCACAAGGAGGTGCCATTTGATGTAGCGTTAGACCTGCTGTGGGATAACGAAACACAGATCATCTGGGCAAGCGTGGTGTCGTTCTGGTTTGGTACACAAGCCTTTGGGAAGAAATGAACATCTCTGACAAAGCTCTCAAGATGATCCAACATCACGAGGGCATAAGACAGAAACCTTATCGTTGCCCAGCCAAGCTGTGGACGGTAGGGGTTGGTCATGTCTTGTACCCAGAGCAGGGCAAGTTAAAGATAGATGAGCGGGACGGGTTTGCTCTCAAAGACGCAGACAACCGCACATTCAGCATGGAAGAAGTCAATGCAATTCTTAAATCAGATTTGGCTCGTTTTGAGCGAGGTGTGGTTCTATTCTGTCCTGTACGGCTTACCGGAGGTCAGTTCGATGCTCTTGTATCTTTTAGCTTTAATGTTGGCTTGGGGACATTACAGCGAAGCACCCTCCGTCAGAAGGTTCTTAGGGGTGATATGGAAGGGGCGGCAGAAGAACTCTTGAAGTATTGCAAGGCTGGTGGGAAAATACTCAAAGGGCTAGAGAATCGCCGTAAAGACGAGCGGGCTTTGTTCTTAGGATAAAAAATGCCATTAAAGAAACTTACGTTTAAACCCGGAGTCAACAAAGAAAACACTCGGTACACCAATGAGAATGGTTGGTACGAGTCCGAAAAGGTTAGATTTCGCCAAGGAACGCCAGAGAAGATTGGTGGTTGGACACGCATCTCTGCTAATACCTTCCTTGGAATATGCCGTTCTTTGTGGAACTGGGTAACGCTGGATAACAAAAACTATCTTGGTGTTGGTACAAACCTAAAGTTCTACATAGAAAACGGTGGTGCTTACTACGACATCACCCCCATTCGTGCTACTTCCACCATAAACAACAACCCGTTTGTAGCTACTCTAAACTCTTCAGTTCTTACAGTCACAGATACAGCGCATGGCGCAACGGCCAACAGTTTTGTCACCTACTCAGGTGCGGTGGGTCTTGGTGGAAACATTACCGCCCCGTTTCTAAATCAAGAATACCAAATAGCAACCATCATTAGCGCCAACAGTTACACCATCATTGCCAAAAATACTAGCGGGGCTACAGTCACAGCTAATGCAACAGATGTTACTGGGTCACCCGGTGGCGGAGCATCGGTAGTAGCGGCCTACCAAGTTAATGCTGGATACGCTATACAAGTCCCCCGCGTAGGCTGGGGTGCAGGGCTGTGGAATAAAGGTCTATGGGGTAGAGGTACAACGGGGTCAGCTACCAGCGCTTTACAGATTTGGAACCAAAATAACTTTGGACAGAATTTAATCTTTGGCCCAGCGGGTGGGGGCGTGTATTACTGGGATGCAGCGCTAGGCTTAAATCTTAGAGGGGTAAACATTGTTGACTTGGTTGACCCAACCGAACTAAACCCTCCCGTAGTACAAAACTATTTACTTATATCTGATTCCTCTAGATATACGATTTTGTTTGGAACAAATGATTACGGGTCAACATCAATGGATCCAATGTTAATTCGTTGGTCTAATCAAGAAGATCCTTTAGTTTGGACTCCTGCCGCCACTAACTCTGCGGGAAGTTTGAAGTTATCTCACGGGTCGCAAATTGTCTCGGCAGTCCAGACTCGTCAAGAGATTGTGGTTTTCACTGATTCTGCCGTGTACTCTATGCAGTTTCTTGGTGCGCCGGGTTACTGGGGTTCTCAATTACTGGGTGACAACATCTCCATAATGAGCCAGAGTTCTGCCATTGTTGCCTCTGGCGTGGTTTACTGGATGGGTGTGGACAAGTTCTATAAATATGATGGCCGCGTTCAGACATTGAAATGCGATCTAAGACAGTTCATATTTGACGATATAAACCAAAGCCAAGCCGAACAAGTCTTTGTTGGAACAAACGAAGGCTTTAACGAAGTCTGGTGGTTCTACTGCTCTGAAGACTCTACAACTATTGACCGCTACGTAATTTATAACTATTCAGAACTGAATGGCGAAGGTGTTTGGTACTACGGCACCCTAGCTAGAACAGCATGGCTAGACTCAGGACTTAGGACTTACCCTATGGCCGCAACTTATCTTAACAACGTTGTTTACCATGAGAATGGAAACGATGACAACTCTACCGCCACTCCAACGGTTATTGAATCAACCATTAGCTCTGCTGAGTTTGACATAGATGACGGAGATAAGTTTGGTTTTATTCGCCGTGTAGTACCTGACATTACCTTTAGAGGATCAACTGGAGATGCAACTCCGCAAGTTACTATGACTTTAATCCCAATGCAAAACTCTGGTTCTGGAGCAAACGACCCAAGGTCTGTTGGGGGAGAAAGTTACGCTTCTATCCAAAGAATTGCCACAGCCCCTATTGAAGAGTTTACGGGACAGATCTTTATTCGAGTGCGTGGTCGCCAAATGATTTTGCAGATAGACTGCAATACGCTGGGAACCCAGTGGCAATTAGGCTCTCCGCGCATTGATATTAAACAAGACGGCGGAAGGGGTAATTCGTGATTGTTACTTCAGAATTTGAGATAGATAGGGTTTCCCCGCCAAACTTACCTTTGGCTCCAACTGACTACGACTCAAGATATCAAGAGCAGTTCAACAACGTACTGCGTTTGTTTTTTAATCGTTTAAACGCTATTTCTAGTCAATTTAGTACGAGCAAAATAATCCCCGCATTGACTGTTTACACGGTGGCAACGTTACCAAGCGCAGTAACGTCTGGCGCTGGCGCAAGATCTTTTGTCTCTAACGCACTTGCCCCTGCATTTGGATCAACTGTGGTTGGCGGTGGGGCGGTAAAAGTTCCAGTTTATTCAGATGGCACTAACTGGAAAGTTGGTTAGGCCATGAAAAAAAGAATGACAACGCAGGAGATTGTTGAGAATGAATGTAAAAGGCATAACATTTCTTTTAAAGATGTGTATGCAAATTTGTATAACGGCATTCAAAACAATACTACAAGAATTTTTAGATTTGGTAACACGTTGTTTACAAGCGTTATTCAGCAACCAAAAGTTACCGAGGTTCATTTGTTTACCGCTGACAACCCATTCCAATTGGTTAAGGCTATAAAAGAATTTATGTCTGCAATGAAAATTGCTGGGTTTGAAAAATTAATAACCAGTTCAGACAAAAAGTCTTTGTTGGTTTTGTTAAAACGTGCAAATGTTAATTTTTCCTCAACGCCAACTAAAGACGGCTATCAAATAGAGATAGAGGTTTAACATGACAGGCGCGCTAAGTTGGGTTGAAAAAACTGTAAAGCAAGAAACTAGTAATGCATGGGATACCGTACAAGATGCTGGGCAAAAAATTATCTCAGGTGCCAACAAAACTATTGACAATATTGCACGTAACCCGCTACCAGTTATAGAGACTATTGCTTTAGTATCTGTTCTTGGCCCCGCAGGATATGGGCTTACAGCAACTCAAGCGGCTGTAATATCTGCCGCCGCCGTGTCTGCTGCAAATGGCGGAAAGATTCAAGATATAGCCAAAGCAGCGGCGCTATCTTATGTAACTGCTGGCGCCTTAAAAGGAACTCCTGTTCCAGAAGTTATTGCTCAAATCAGTGATTCGGTGGGGGAGGCAATTACGCCATCCGTTGGTAATGCTGTGGGCGGCGGTTTAAATACTGCGGTGGTTGCCGGTATTAGAGCGGCAATTACAGGTAAGCCCATCTCTGATGCAATGACTACGGGCTTTACTATGGGTGCCATAGGCTCTGGAATTAGTGATGCCGCAACAGATTTAAACAAAAGCCAAGAGTGGGGGCTTACTGCTAAACAACTAGAAAAACTTTCTGGTGTAACTTCTATAGCTGTTACGGGTGCGTTGACTGGAAAAGATCCTGCAACACTGATTGGTAACTATATTGCTAACGCCATGCTCAAAGTAGGTAAGAGTGATTTTGGAAAATCAATGGATTCTTTGGTAAAAGAATACAAAACACAGTATGCTGACGCAACCGCAGCAGAAGATCAATACAAAAATGCAGTTAAAAGTGCTGTAAATACACAAAACTATTATCAAGATAATCTTAGTTATTACAACGATACAGTAGTAAAAAACCTTAATGGTTCTGTTGATGCATACAACGCTGGCGATTACAGAAAAGCCGCTTTTTTAGCAGGGGATGAAAATGCTTACAAATTAGATCAAGCAGGATTACAAAAAACTTACACAGCAACAGACGTTGCAAATTTATTAAGTACATATGCAACAAGTCAGCTAGATAAAGCACAAACAGCTCACAATTATTTAGTAATGCCAGCAGACCAAAACGCTAGGTTGATTGCAATGAATGCATATAAAGATCAATATCAAACCGCGTTAAATGAAGTTCAGCCTCTTAGTGAGCAGATTGCTACTTTACAAAAAGAGTTTGACAGAAAAATTGCTGACACTGCTGTTGTTGATTTTTTCAAAAATGCTGTTGAATCTGGCGTAATTAAACCAGTCAAAAAAGTAGACGGGAAAGAAGGGTTCTTGTATTTTGATGACGGCACCACATCAATGGATCAGCAAGGAAACATATATCAAAACGACCAACCAATACTGTCCGATTCTTTGGTTGATCAAAAAGAAATTGATGATTTGTTTTTTAAGTTCCCTGATGTTGTGGTTACTGCCAAGAGGCCGGAAGAAGTAGATGTCCCAGAACTTTATGAGCCAGATACACCTACAACTCCAGTAACGCCGCCAACTACCCCGCCAACTACACCACCAACGGACGAAAAACTTCCAGATGCAGGAACAATTGAGGTTGTTGGAGAAAGACCAACTTATCCAGATATTCCAGAGTTACTTCCCGGAATAGAAGACGAGAAGCCTGCCGAAATAGAAATACCTGAGTTACTTCCCGAAACTCCAGTAACTCCACCCGTTGCACCTCCCGTAACTCCTCCCGTTACGCCACCTGTTACTCCTCCAGTGAGGCCCCCTGTCACGCCTCCGGCTATCCCAAGGCCAACAAAACAGCAGGCCACATTGCCTGATGCTTACTCCCTTTTCTCTATGTTTGGCGCGGTGCCAGAACAAGATACAACTCCAGTCACTCCAAAAGTTGTCACCACGACAGACCCGTTTGACATAGAGGAGCTTCTAAATACAGGTTATTTCTCACAACAAATGCAAAATCAGAGAAACCAAAAAGATACACAAAAGCAAGACGGCACAGTTAAAATCGCTTCGGGTGGGCAAATTCTTGGCCTACCGGGGCTTCTACGCAAAAGAGGTTAAATATGAGTTATGAAATAACTGGTGTGGGCGAAGATGGTGAGAACACCTATGAATGGTTTGATGATCCAAATACCAACGTAGACGTTATAACTAATCCGTATGCTGGTCTAGATTGGACAACGGATTTACCAGAAATAAGCACTACCCAATATATTGCAGACCAAGCGGTTAAGACCGAAACTATTGGTGGCGACATCATCTATACGATGGCAGATGGCACAAAGTATGGCGTAAACCCAGATACTAATGCGTACTATTCGCTGACAGACGCTCAATATGCAACCATGAATAATCCAGATAAATCTGGAATTACAAGAGATACGTTTGCATCTTTGCGCGGAACGCCGGTAGCGCCTACTGGTTCTTCTATGACTGACAAAATTTACAACCAACTAAAAGGTGCTTTTACTGACAGCAAGGGAAATATTAATTGGGCTGGTTTGGCTACCGCTGCGGCTGGAATTAAAGCCATAACTGGTGCCGATAAAGTGCAAACTGGTGGATGGAAGGGTACGATCCCAATGGATTTGCAGGCAGTCCGTGGGAAAATTGATTACACAGATCCAAACCGCAGACCCGGAAGTGCGGGTCGCCAATACTTTACAGACACTGCTTTTGCCAATCCAGCAAACGTTGCCGCCGCTAAAACGGCTGTAGGGGAACAGGCAAGAGGCATATTGGCTGGGTATGCGCCAACACCAGCGCCAGCAGCCAAAGCGGTTCAAAGCGGCATTGCTGCTCCATCCGCTCCGCAGACTCAAAAACCTAGTTTAAACCTTGATCAGTATGGTTTGAAAGCTCCAATTCCAAGTAAAGAGTATTTAGACGCAAATCCTAGGGACGTTGGGATTGACACCGGGGAAATTAGAGCGACAGACCCAAACACGCCAATACCAATAAAATATCAAGATCCAAACTTGGTAAAAGAAATGGCTAGGGGTGGCGTAGCTCAACCAAGATATTTACAAGGCGCAACAGACGGCATGGCAGACAAGATCCCTTCTTCTATAGATGGAAAACAAAAAGCCGCCCTAAGTCATGGCGAGTTTGTTATTCCTGCTGATGTGGTTTCTCACCTTGGCAA